CGCGACGTGCTGAACAAGCGGCGAGATTCGGTTTTCAAACGGGCGCAGTTGTTCAAAAAATCCGCCAGGAAAAATGGCGCCTCGCGCGCGTGGCGCCTCAAGCTGGAGTCTGAGCCGGCTGACTCGAGGTACTGACATGGGTAGCAAAGAGAGCGGACGTCGACCGAAGTACAGCGCTGCGCTGCACGCCAAGCTGATCGAGTACCTCGAAGGCGGTGCGTTCAAAAAGCACGCAGCCAACGCCGTGGGCATCAGCGCCAACACACTCGCCGCGTGGCTCAAGCGAGGCGAAGACGGCGAGGAGCCCTACGCGCAGCTCGCACTCGACGTCGAGAAGGCGATCGCCAAAGACGCTGTGCGCAACCAGCTCATCATCAGCAAGGCCGCTCAGGGCGTGCACCTGGGCGACTGGAAGGCGGCCGCCTGGAACCTCGAGCGCAAGTTCCCGAAGCTGTACGGCAGCATGGCAGCCGGGCACGAGCTCCCTGTGAGCGACAAGCCCTACAGCCCGTGGAAGCAGCCCGCCGGTGAGACCCCGGAGTCGACCAACTGATGCAGCCGAAGCTCGCCGTCATGCCACCGGTGGTGCGCTCCGAAGGTCAGCGCATGCTGCTGTGCGTGACGGGCTCGCTGCGGGCGATTGCCGCCGAGCTCGGCTGCAAGTCCACGAAGTCGATTCTCGATTGGCGTACTGGTGAGAAGCCCCCTGGCGCAAACGCTCGAGCGCGCATGTGGACCGCCTTCGGCATCCCGGTACGTGCGTGGTCGGTGCAGCCCGGGGGCTCACTCGACGAGCCCCGCTCCACCCCGCTCGAGCTCGCGCAGGCTGCGTCCCCTGTCGGAGCTCCGAGCACGCTCGAGGACTGCCTCGCGCTGCTGAACGTCATCCGCCGTGACCGCAGTCAGCAGGGCCTGATGCCGAGTGAGCGCGTGAAGCTTGCTGATGCCGAGGCACGTATCCTCGGCTTGCGCGCTCGACTCGAGCAGGCCGCGGAGTTCGCCGAGTCGCGCTACGTGCACGAGCACCCGAGCTGGATACGCCTCAGGCGCGCTATCCTGCACGCACTCGAGCCGCACCCAGCTGCGGCCAAAGCCGTGGTCGAGGCGCTCGCGAGTCTCAAAGCGTGACGACGTCGACCAGCACCGAAGTCGCGCGACGCAAGCAGCAGCGCGACGCAGAGCGCACAACGTTCGAGGATGACCTGCTGCGCGAGCTGAACGCGCTCGTAGTGCGCATCACGACGCTACGCTGGCCAAATGACCGCTACCAGCATGACCCGGTGGCGTTCTTCAGAGAGATCCTGGGCGTCGAGCCGTGGTCCGAACAGATCAAGATCATCGAGGCCGTGCGCGACCACCCACGCGTCGCAGTGTGCAGCGGTCACAAGACGGGTAAGAGCCTAAGCATCGCGGGGCTCGCGCTGTGGTTCTACTGCAGCTTCACCGATGCGCGTGCCGTCATGAGCAGCACCACCTCGCGCCAGGTCGATCAGATCCTGTGGCGCGAGCTCCGCATGGTGCGAGCTCGCTCCGGCCGCTGCGTCTCGTGCAAGCGTGCCGATCCGGACGGCCTCATCATCCCGCGCCCGTGCCCGCACAGCGCGCTCATCGACGGCGAGCAGGGCGACTTGGCGAGGACCGGCCTGAAGGCGACCGACTTCCGCGAGGTGGTCGGCTTCACGGCGAGAGAGGCCGAAGCAGTTGCGGGTATTTCCGGCCGGCACCTGCTGTTTCTGTTCGACGAGGCGTCTGGCATCCCAGATGCGATCTACGAAGCAACCGAGGGCAACCGCGCCGGCGGCGCCCGCATCCTGCTCGCCGGCAACGGCACCCGGAACGAGGGCGAGTTTTTCGAGGCGTTCACCTCGAAGGCGCACATCTACAAGACGATTCGCGTCTCGAGCGAGACCACACCCAATGTCGTGCAGGGTCGCGATGTCATACCGGGGCTCGCGACGCGCGCGTGGATCACCGAGAAGAAACTCGAGTGGGGCGAGGAGTCGCCTCTGTACAAGGTGCGCGTCAAGGGCCAGCACGCGACGCACGAGGCTGGCAAGATCTTCTCGCTGCATGTGATTGGCCTCGCCGAGCAGCGCTGGTCCGATACGCCCGACGCAGGGCGCCTTTCTATCGGCCTCGACCCTGCGGGCGAGTCAGGCACCGGGGACGAGAGTGCATTCAGCATCCGACGCGGCTTGAAGCAGCTCGCGCTTCGGACGTTTCGCGGCCTCAACGTCGAGCAGCACCTGGTGCAGCTGCTGCTTCTCATCGCGGCGTTCAAGCTGCCGCGCGAGACTCCGATCGTAGTCTTTGACCGTGAGGGCACCGTGGGTGCGGAGCTCTACGGCACGCTGCGCGCGTATGTCGACAACGACACGCCCGCGTTCGAGCTCGTCGCGATGCGCTCGAGCGACAAAGCGTTGCGGCAGCCCAAGGTGTATGACCGCATGCGCGACGAGCTCGCCGGCAATCTCGAGAGCTGGATTCGCGACGGCGGCGCTATCGTCGAAGACACCAAGCTCGAAAAGGACCTGCACGCGCTCGAGTGGAAGCAAGCGGTCAACGGCAAGCTCAAGCTCACGCCGAAAGACGTCCTGCGCAAGATGCTGGGCCGCTCGCCCGACCGCTACGACGCGACGACGCTCAGCGTGTGGGAACCGCTCAGCCTCGGTGAGGATGTCGAGCTCCCTCCGAGTGCTCGGCAGGCGCTGTCGGGCGAGGATGCTTACTCAGAGCCGATCATGGACCCGTACGCCGGTGCGTCCACGTGGAAGCGCTAGTCTCTGGCCAGGGCTTGCAGAGTCGTTTCGAGCGACTCGTGCTTGGCGAGCCACTCGCGGTAGTGCCACGGCGCGAAGCCTTCGGCGTCGACCTCCTCGGCAAACTCAATCCACATAATCAGCTCTCGGCATAGCGCGCTGCGCAGGCCGCCGCACTCGCCCACCGTGCTCAGGCGCTCGTCATCGGCGAAGCGAGACACCTCGTCAGCTATCAGCAGCGCCGTCGCGAATGACGCGCACGCCGAGACGCCGCATGCGCCTGCTTCGATTATCCACAGACCCGCGAGCGGGACGTCGCCGAGAGCGCCGGTCGCGTACTCGTCGATGAATGCAGCACGCACAAATAGGTGCCCGACTGCGAGCCCGCGTGCGATACGCGGCGCAGCGTTGTCAAAACATACGAAGCGTGCGTCGGGTAAGTTCAACACGCATTCCCTCCGAACCCGGTGCCCGGCTGTGCGACGCGCCACCCGCCGCACAGCCGGGTCTTCGGAGTAGCTGTTACTTGCGCGATGCTTTCGCTGGCATCTCCTCGCCTCGGGCGCGAGCGTTGGCTTCGCTGCTGCTGTCGTTGCTGTGTACTCGCTGAGCAGCGTCGTATTCGCTCGACGCCGCGTGCTGCTGCTGTTGCGGAGCGTGCTCAGGCAGTGTCGACTCGAACGGTACGTCTGCTGCTTTCGCTTTCGGATATGCCGACGTTAGCGGCTGTAGCGCCGTCGGCGTTGTCGGTGATGACAGCGATGTCACTGCTGCTTCGAGAGCAGCCTGTACGTCGCCGCTCGTGTTGATCGGTCGCCCTGCTTTGATGTCGTCGAGCAGCCCGCGGATCAGTCGTGCGTGTTCTGCGATTGCCATAGTCCGTCACCCTTCTTTGTCGTGTCGGTTGTTTGATGTCACCCTCGTGCGTCGCGAAAAAACTGACGCAAGTTGCCGATGCCCTTGTAGCCGCAGTGGCCGCACTCGATGCGCGGCCACTCGAGCTGCGATTGCGCTCGCATCGTCAGTGCTTCGTTGTGCGAGAGCTCGCGCGCGATGTGACCGCACGAACTGCAGAACAGCTCAGCGCGATCGAAGCCGTGTCCCATGCACGTGTCGACTTGCTTGCGCAGCGTATCGCGCTCGACGATCAGCGCGTCACGCTCCGCACGCAACTCTCGTAACGCCTCGAGCTCGTCGCTCATGACTGGTCCTTGTCGGGTAGCCGGGAGATCTCTCGCGCGAGGACCCGCACCTCTACGAGTACAGCTTCGATCTGTGCTTCAGATGGGTCGACGCTCGCGGCTCTCACGCACGCCTCGGATACCACGCACAGCGCAGCGAACGTCAGCATGGTGTGCGGCGGCAAGCCTGATCGCTGGCACAACTCCGCCGCAGCATCGAACACGTGCTTCGAGATGTGCAGTTCGTGAAGGTTGATCGTCGTCATACGCTTGGCTCCCGCTCTAGTAGCATCAGCACAGACGTCGCGAATGTCACGCCGTCACCCGCAGTCATGATCAGTTCGCCCGCGAGACCGCCACGCGACCAGACTCGCACATGATCGTGCGCGCCGAACGTGGTCACAGCTGCTGAGCTCACGAGGAGCTCGCTGCGCGACTCGACTGCTGGCGGCGCGTTCGGCGCGTCGAACCATCGTTCGGCGCTGACGTTACCGAGTCGGCTCTCTTGTTGAAGTATCTTCGCTGCGGTCGCGCGCACGATGCGCAGCGTCTCGCTGGTGCTCTCGTGCGATGCAAAGACAAGCACCTCGAGAGTAGGGCTGACGCGGTCATACACCCACGTCATGACGCCCCAGCCTGCGGGCAAGTACGACTGAAGTTTGTCGAGTAGCGCGCTTGTGCGCTCGACCACCTTCGCGTCGAGCTGATTTTGAGTCGACATGCCGAGCGTGGTACGCCCTCTGCGGGGTCGTTGTAAAGCGTGCTTTATGCGCGCACGATGATCGGCTCATGACGCAAGGTCGGCTCTCGCTCCTGGCGGTACTGCAGCGCACCACGGCGCGCGAGGTCGCAGCACGCTGCCAGGTCTCGCCGACGCGTGTGTCTGAGTGGGCGTCGGGCTTGTGTTTGCCGGCACTTGCATCACGCGAGCGCCTCGCGCGCATCTACGGCATTCGTGTTGAAGCGTGGCGTGTGGCGCCCGTGGCGAGTTTCGGTCGCCTGCGCTAGTTCCGCCAGCTAGCTCGCGCCACGTGGTCTAGCTCGGCGCCGTGAGTCTGTTCAGCAATGTCGCGGCCGCTACGGCTGCACTGCTCGGCCGCTCTGCATACCAGGCAGCGCAACCGTCGCCGTTCGGTGGCGAGATCGATGACGACGACGTCGGGCGCATTCGTCGCTTGATGGGCGGACAGATCCAGCCGCTCGCACAGTCGCAGACGCGCTGGTACCTGTCCGATCTCGAGATGGCGGAGTACGCCGCCGACGCGGGTGAGATCGCGCCGGCAGCTCGCCTCATGCGTGCAGCGCGCAAAGACGGGCGCCTGTCTGGTGTGCTCTCGACACGCACGGGTGGCCTTGTGCGTTTGCCGAAGCGCTTCACGGGGGACGCTGAAGTTGTTGCTGCGCTCGAGCTCGGCCACGAGGAGTATGACGCGAGCGTGCGCAGCGTTTTCGAGGAGATGTTCCCCTCGACCGAGCTCGCGCTGATGGCTGCGGACGGCGTTCTGTTAGGTGTTGCTGTGGGCGAGCTCGTGCCCGTCGAAGGTCGAGACTACCCGGTGTTAGTTCGACTCGATCCGGAGTTTCTGATCTACCGCTGGAATGAAAACCGCTGGTACTTCAGATCGATCGCCGGAACGCTGCCGATCACTCCTGGTGATGGTCGATGGATCTTACACACGCCAGGCGGGCGCATGGTCCCGTGGCAGCACGGCTTGTGGCGCGCGATCGGCCGTTCGTACATCCGGAAGGAACACGCGCAGCTTCACAAAGATAACTACGAGGCGAAGCTTGCGAACGCTGCGCGCGTTGCGGTCTCGCCCCAGGGCGCGGGCGAGTTCCAGAAGGAGTCTTGGTATCAGAAGGTGATGGCGTGGGGCATCAACACGACTTTCGCGATGACGCCCGGTTACGATGTGAAGTTGGTCGAGTCAAATGGCCGCGGCTGGGAAGCGTTCGATACGACGATCAGTGAGTGCAACCTCGACGCGATTATCGCTATCGCCGGGCAAGAGGTCACAACGACTGGCGGCGCGGGCTTCCAGAACAGCGACATCCACAAAACGATCCGCGCTGATTTGATCAAGGACACTGCAGACGGCCTCGCGAATACGCTCAACACGCAGGGCATTCCGGTGTTCGTTGCGTTGCGCTGGGGCATCGCCGCGATCGAGTCGCGCGCCTGCATCGTCGAGTGGGATGTTACGCCGCCGAAGGATCGCAACGCTGAGGCGCTGTCGCTCGTCACCACCGCGAACGCAATCACGACACTCACTGCGGCGTGTCAAGCTGCTGGCCTTGAGCTTGACGTGCGTGCGCTGTGCGTGCGCTTCGCGGTGCCGCTTGTCGGTGATGGTGCATCGCAACCGCTTGCCGCAGTTGCTCCGCGTGAGCCGCTGCGCTTGGTGCCCGACGAAGACGAGAACGAGGATGACGACAGCGCCGAGTTCGAGGACGACGAAGACGAGGTCGCAGCGTGAAGCGCCGAAGCGCTACGCCTCCGCAGCGATACGAGCGCCTCAATCAGCGCATGTACGCGATCGACCCGCAAGCGTTTCTCGAGCTGTTCATTGCGCCCGCGTCACGCGAGAACGAAATGATCGGCGACACGTGCATCGTCGAGGTGTGCGGCCCTCTCGACCAACACGACTCCGGTTGGTGCGACTCGTATGAAGCGATTCGAAAGCGTTTCGCTGAAGCGTGCGAGTCGAACGCGACCGCGATCGTTATGCGTGTCGAGTCGCCAGGCGGCGATGTCGCGGGTTGCTTCGATACGGTCAAAGCGATTCGCGCGATGTGTGAGGCTGCGCGTAAGCCCCTGTACGCGTACTGCGAGCGTGCGTGCAGCGCAGGGTACGCGCTCGCGAGCGCCGCATCGTTTGTCGTCATGAGTGAGACGAGTACGGTGGGCTCGATCGGTTGTCTGCAGTCGCGACCCGACTACAGCGCGCAGAATGCAATGCAGGGTGTGCGCTTCGCGTTTGTGACGAGCGGCGCGCGCAAAGTCGATGGGCACCCTGACTCGCCGATCACAGATGACGAGATCAAAGCGACGCAGGAGATCATCGACGCAGTCGCAGGCGTATTCTTTGCGCTCGTCGAAAGCACGCGCGGCATCAAGGCTGCGGACGTGGCGGCGTTGCAGGCTGGAGTGTTTCACGCCGAGGCAGCGCGCGAGCGACGTCTCGTCGATGACGTCATGTCGTTTGAATCGTTGCTCGCACAGATCGCGGGCGGAGGGCTGAAGATGGCTGCGGAAAAAAATGCATACGAAGAGGCCCGCGCTGCGCTCGAGAAAGCGGCTGAGGGCGATGACGCGAACGCAGCTGCAGCGAAGCGCGCGCTTGCAGCAATGAACGTCGAGCCCGCGGGCGACGACGAGGATGAGGAGGAAAGTGACGACGAGCTTGCAGTGAAGGCTGATGACGACGAGCCGAAGGTCGAGGGCGGCGGCGACGAGCCGGGTGACAAGCCAAAGAAGCCGGCAGCTGCTGAGCCTGACGACAAAAAGCCGGAAGCGTCAACGCACGCGATTGCGCTGAAGGCGCTCGCAGAGGTGCACGAGCTTCGTGCCGAGCGCACCGCGGACAAGTCGCGCGCCGAGCGGCGACGCCTGCTCGACTCACGCAAGGACTTCGCTGCAGAGCTGCGCAGTGAGCTCATGAAGGCCTCGACGCCGATCGAGACAGTGCGCTCGATGGTCAAGACGCTCAAGCGCGGCAAAGACATCGCTGCGACGACAGCAGCGCCGGCAGCCGCAGCCCCTACACGAGGCGCGGGTCAGGGCGCTCCTGACACTAGCGGCAGCGACCCGCGCGCAGTCGAGCAGCACGCACTCGACGTGGGGATGGGTCTTACGCAGCAGACGCTCGGCGTCGTCCGTCGTGGCGCTAATCGTCTCGAGTTCGGCATCGTCGACAAGCCTGTCGAAGCAGCTGCACCACCTAGTGGCGCAGCCGGAGGTGTGAAATGACCGCATTGACTCGCTCGCGCATGACGAACTTCGAGCGCTGGACGTACAAGCAGTTCACGCTCGCAGTCGGAAACAAAGCATTCAAGGGTGGCATCGCCGCGATCGACATGTCGACCGGCAAGTGCGAACCCGGTCACGTTGAGTCCGATTTGTATGTGATCGGACGCTTCGAAGAGGACGTCGACGCAACGCTAGTCGAGAAGCTCGTCAACGTTGATCTCAGTCCCGAGATCGAAGTCGTGTGGTGGGGCAATGACGCAGCGTCACCTGTTACGACCGCGATGCTGATGGCCACGTGTTTTGTGCTCGACGATCAGACTGTGTCGAGCGACGGCTCGGGTCGATCGATTGCCGGTCGCGTCTGGGCTGTCGACACGCTCAGGGGCGTAGCGGTTCAGAAGATCTCTGGCCCGCTGACGGCGATTGGCTCGCTCGACTCGCTCGAGGCGGTGCCGTCTGCATTGCCGGCGTGGTCGAGCAACATCAGCGCTCTCGCGGATAACCCAAACTCCAACGCGACGTACGACGCTCCGACGACTGCTGCCGCGTCGATTGTCACGCTGCCTGCGGTCGCGACTGACGGCACGCTGCTGTATTTCACTGCAGACGGTGTCAAGAACGCGCACACGATCCAGTACAGGGATGCGACGGGTCTGGTCAATCTGACGACGGCGCTGACAGCGCTCAAGCGTCATCTCGTCATCGCGCTTCGGCGCGGTTCAATCTGGGTCGCCAACGCATACGTCAGCCCGTGACATCGGCAACCTGACTAACACGGGATAGAACACATGCCAGCAATCACACCGACTTTCATGATGGATCTCGAGTCACGCATGCAGCGCTTGACCGAGCAAGAATACAACCGTCTCAACGCGAATCTCTGGTGGCAGAAGATCACGAAGGTTCGCTCGACGATGGCGCGTCGCGACATCGTGTATTGGCTGCTGTCGACTGCCACGATCAAAGATCAAGGCAAGGGCGGCAACATCGCGTTCGAAGATCTCGTCTCGACGTACACGGAGTTCGAGACGAAGTTCAGCGGCGATGGTCTGAAGCTTCGACGCGCGCAGCTCGAAGACACAGACGGCGACGGCTTGAATCTCGGCAGCGAGTGGAGCGCGCAGATCGGCGCTTACATGGCGTACTGGCCGCAGAAGCAAGTCACGCAGATGCTCAAGAACGCGCACGACCCGCTGAAGTTCACGGGCTACGACGGCAAGGCGTTCTTCGCATCCGACCACCCGATCAATCCATACAACGAAGGTGCGGGCACGTTCAGCAATATATTCACTGGTGCAGCCGGTGGACTTCTCGGCAGTGCATATCCGGGCGCTGTGCCGATTGACGAGTCGGTGTCGCTCGACACTGCGCTCAGCAACTTGTCCAGGATCATGGGCTACATCGCATCGATCAAGATGCCCAACGGCGAGGACCCGCGCTTCTTGCGGCCCGCATTCATACTGTGCTCGCCGCGAGCGTATCCGCGCGCAGTGCAGCTGACCGGCGCGAAGTTTTTTGGCATGTCGAGCGGCGGCGGTGGGGTTGCGTCGACTGACGTCGAAGCAATCATCAAGGCTCTCGGCTACGCGATGCCTATCATGGTCGACGAGCTCGCCGGCTTCGAAGACGACCGGACGTTCTTCGTCGCGTGCGAGAACGTCGCTTCGACACAGCTCGGCGCAATCGTGTACACGCAGCGCGAAGCGTACCGCATCAACTATTACGGCACGCAGGATCAAGCTGTGCTCGATCGGGCGCAAGAACTCGAGTGGCATTGCATCGGCCGTAACGCTGTGTCCGCGGGGCACCCGTACTTGCTGTTCAAGTGCAAAGCCACCTGAGCGCATCCTCGCGCGCACGCCGCTGATCGACCTGGACCCCCGATTGTCGGCGTGCGCGTTGTGTCACCCGTCACCGAACCTAAGACACTATGTCGAGTTACCTCACCGTCGAGCGATTCAAGCTGCTGTCGCTGCTCCCAGCGAAGTGGGTCGACGACGTCGAGGTCAAGTCGCCAGGCTTCACGCTCGCGCACCTCGAGATCAAAACGGACTGGATCAACGCGCGACTGCGTAAGCGCTACGCCGTCCCGTTCGCGGAGCCCGTGCCGGGCCTGGTTCAGTTCTGGCTTGTACGCATGGTCACGCTCGAGGTGGATCTCAAGCGCGGCGTGGCGCCGACCGATGAGCAGTTCCAGCTCGTGCGCGAGCAGGCGAAAGACGCTGCGGCAGAGGTGCTCGAGGCTGCGAACAGCGAGGTAGGGCTTTTTGATTTGCCGATGCTCGACGACGGCAGTGCGACTGGCATCTCGCAGGGTTCGCCGCGCGCGTACAGCGAGCAGTCGCCGTACGTGTGGCTCGACGGTCAGGGGCGTACCGGTCACGGCGAGGATCGTTCGCGCGGAGGGACCGGCACATGAGGGGCGACGCAGAGTTCGAGCGCATGCTCGCAACGATTCGCGCATTGCCGGAGCTCGGCAAGCGTGCGGCGCCCGACGTTGCGACTGCGATCGAGAATGAGCTTCGGCGCACCATCGCTGCGGGCACCGCCCCTGATGGCACCCCGTGGAAGCCCACTCAGGAGGGCGAAACGCCGCTCCGAAACGCTGCAGCCGCGATGGGTGTCGCGGCAGTGGGCCCGACGATTTACGTGCGCCTGACAGGTCCTGAAGCTCGTCACCACATCGGCTCGGCACGCGGTGGCGTGCGCCGGCAGGTGATCCCTGGTCGCGATGGTTTGCCGCCGGTGATGGCAGCTGCCGTGCGCGTCGTGCTGACGCGGCACTTTCAGGAGCTCGTGCGGGGCGTCGATGGCTGACATCCTCGCATTGCCGAAGTTGTATGCGGACGTCGTTGCACGGTTCGCGCTCGACGGGACGCTCGTTGCTCAGCCGTTTGGGTGGCGCAGTCCCTTCGAGCAGACTGACGCTGCGCGCATCGCGTGGGTGCCGGGCGACCCGCGTGGCAATGCAGGCGTCGTGGGTCCTGCGAAGTATCCCGGCCAGCTTCCGCGCCGTTCGCTCGCAACGTTCTTCGAGCGCTTTCACGTCATCATCAGCACGTACGACGAGACTGATCCTGAAAACGAGCTCGCGCAGTACAGCGCGACGCGCTTGTTGCGTGATGTCTGGCATCGCGCTGTGTACCTCGCGGCGCACGGCACATTCACGATCGACTCGACCAACTGGTACGGCGAGCGCATCGAGCGGCGCCTCGGCGCGGCACTGCTAGTTGTTTGCACGATTGAGTCGACGGTGCCCGACGAGGCGCTCGAGTCGATGCCGCTCGAGGGCGCGCGTGCCGTGATCCAAGTCTCCGAACTCGATGTCACCGAGACACTAACTGTCGAAGCAGAGGGCACCCCATGACACAGCCTGCAGTCAACATCACAGAACAAGACGGCGCGCTGGGCGTGCTACCTCCGAGCTCGGGCAAGCTGTATGCATGCGTCGGCGCTGCGAACGCGGGACCGATCAACGCCCCAGCAACATACGCGCGTGTGCGTGACTTAGTTGCAACGTTTGGCGGCGGTCCCGTGGTCGAGGCCGCTGCGCGACACATCGACGTATACGGCAAGCCCGTTGTGATCGTGCGCAGCGCCTCGAGCGCGACCTCACCTGCGGGCACCGTCAGCGCGGTCGACAGCGATGCGGACGGCACAAGCGTCGTCACTGTACAAGCCTCGCCAAATCCAACAGACGACCTCGAGATCGTTGTCAAGATCATAACTGGCGGCACACGCGGGGTCGCGGGCGTGACGTTTCGGGTCAGCCTCGACAACACTCGCAACTTCGGCCCCGTGACTGCGCTCGGGACAGCAACGTCGATCGAGGTGTCCGAGGGCGTGTCGTTCGACCTCGCGGCGGGGACATTCGTCGCAGGTGACACGCACAGCGCTCGGGCGTTCGCACCGAACTTCAGCAGCGCCGATCTCGGCGATGCGCTCGACGCACTCGGTGCGACCGCAGCCAACTGGGAGATCGCACACATCGTCGGGCCAGTTGACTCCGACGCCCTGGACACGATCGAGATCAAGTTCGCGGCCATGTTCGCGCGTGGCAAGGAGCGCGCCTGGATCGCGAACACTCGTGTGCCGAATGCGCTCGAGAGCGAGGCGCAGTACGCGACGGCCATGAATACGGGCTTCAGCACGAAGGCGACGAAGTTCGGTTCGCTCTGTGCGGGTGCAACCAAGCTGACGAGCAGCGTCTCGGGTCGCAAGTACCGCCGGCCTGTCTCGTACTCGGTTGGCGCGCTGACCGCATCGGTCTCTGAGGAGATCAACATCGCGGATGTAGCGGTGGGCCTGCTTCCCGGCGTCTCGATTCGCGACATCAACGGCAATGCCGACGAGCACGACGAGTCACTGAATCCCGGCCTGGATGATGCGCGGTTTTGCGTGCTGCGAACCATCGAGGGCTATCAGGGTGTGTACGTGAATCGACCGCGGCTCTTTTCTCCCGAGGGCTCGGACTTCCAACTCATGCCGCATCGGCGTGTGCTGAACCTCGCACACGCAGCGCTGCGTGTGTACTTCATCCGCCGCTTGAATAAGCCGATTATCGTCAGCAAGACGACCGGCTTCATTCTCGACTCTGAGGCGCTCGAGATCGAGGCAGGCGCAATCGGCGTGATGCGCGACACGTTGCTCGCGAAGCCGAAAGCATCTGCGGTGCAGTTCGCCCTGTCGCGCACCGACAACCTGCTTTCGACAAAGACGCTCAACGGCCAGGGTCGCGTCGTACCGCTCGCGTACCCCGAGTTCATCAATCTCGACGTCGGTTTCTACAATCCCGCGCTGCAGGTCGTCGCGGTCTAAGAGGAGGTGTGCGATGGCTGACCAGTGGCGGATCAACAACAACATTTACAGCTGGGCGTCGATCATCTGCAAGATCGACGACGAGCGGTATTACGGCTTCACCAAGCTCTCGTACGGTGACAAGCGCGAGCGCTCGAAGGTGTACGGCATGGCGCGCCACTACGCACCGCGCGCACGCACACACGGCAAGTACACGATCGAGCCAGTGAAGCTCGGTGGTCCGAAGTCGTCGTGTCAAGCGTTGCGTGCAGGGCTCGCGGCACGCGCGCCGGATCAGGTCTCGTACGGCGATGTGGAGTTTCAGATCGTCACGCAGTACGTCGAGGCGGACGAACAGTCGCTCACTGTCGTGATCGAGCGCTGCGTCATCATCGGCAACGCCTCAGACGAGAGTGAGGACCCGAAGCACCTCGAAGAGGACATCGAGATCGATGCGATGTTGATTCGTCGCAACGGCCTCACCCTATTTGACTCGCAGGAGGGCCAGCCATGAGTAACGCGAATGGACAGGCAGTTGGCGACAAGTCGATCGACCCGGCTGCAGCCGCAGAACTCGCGGAGCTGAGAGCGAAGCGCGCCGAGCTCGCGGCGAGACGCGTCAAGCGCGAGGACGCACGCGCCCCGCAGGAGACACTCGCGCGCGAGCGACTCGCGCTCGAGGACGACGAGGTCATCGAGCGCTTCGAGAGCGAACGCGGCCCAGACGGCGTCGACATCCGCGTGGTGCGCACCCCTGGCGGCGTGATCATTCTCAAGCGTGCGGGAGCTGCGAGCTTCAAGCGCTGGATGGATCGCAACCTGTCGCGCGACGGCGCCAAGACCGAAGACCACGAGCGCCTGGTGCGGCCGTGCGTGCTGCACCCACCGATGGCGCGCTTCGACGAGCTCGTCGAGAAGTACACGATGACGTGGGTGCGCTTGACGGGTGCGCTTGGTCTGCTCGCTGGACATCGCACAGAGGAGCTCGAGGAAAAATAACAGCGCTGCGAGATAGGGCGCGCGACAACGCCGGTGTCGCTGCCGAGTGCCTACTCACAGCGCGAGGCTTCCGGGTACCTGAAAGTGTGGAGGAGCACGCGCGGGGGTACGTCGGCGCGATACTCGAAATCGAATCGTACGCAGAGGTCAAGCGCCTGCGGCTCACCATCGAAGCCGCACTCAAGTCGCTCGGAAAATAACACGTGCCAGGCGAGGACCAGAAAGCCGTATTCGCACTCACGCTCGAGGACGAGATGTCCACGGCGGCGAAGACGATGCAGCAGTCGCTCGAGGCGCTCAAAGGCGACATCGACGCCGACAGCCGCGCGCTCGCGAGCATGCAGAAAGCGATGCGCAACTTGCAGGGCGGCTCGACTGTGAACATCGAGCAGTTCCGCAAGCTCAAGACCGCGATCGATGCCAAGAAGCAGTCGATCGCTAGGGCGCAGACGAGCTATCTGTCGCTTGGCGGCACGTTCGCAAAGACGGGACCTGCTGCTAGCAGCTTCACCGCGCGCATGGCCGCGCTCTCGAAACAGTCACAGGCGGTGCCGGGGCCACTCAATAGCATTATCGCGAAGCTCGGCGCGATAAAGATGCTCGTTGCAGGCGGCGGCGCGATCGCGGTCGGGGTGTTCGCAATCGTTGCTGCGCTGACCGCGCTTGTGGTCGCAGTCGGCGTTGCGGTTGTCGCGCTGTACAAGTACGGCGTCGCGGCGGGCGACGCTCGTCGCAATGAGAAGCTCCACCTCGAGGGGCTTGCGAAGATGCGCTACTGGTATCAGCGCATCCCCGCGAACGCGAAAGAGATGCAGGACGGGATCGATCGCGTCGCGGCGTCGAGTTCGCTCGGTCGTGCTGAGATTGCAAAGTACAGCCAGCAGCTCACGGAGATGGGCTTCAGGGGAAAGAACCTGAGCGAGACGCTCGAAGGCGTTGCGATCAAAGCATCGACGCAGGGTGACGCAGCGGCGATGCACTTCGCGGGCATGGCCGCGACGATCAACCTCGCGGGCGGCAGTGTGACGAAGCTCGCGAACAACGTGAAAGCGCGGCTCGGCGGCATCGCGCAGCGGCAGCTCGAGTCGACCGAAGTACAGGCGAAAAAGACTCAAGAGGCGTACGCAGCACTGTTCAGCGGCCTTGAGATAGACAAGTACCTGACGGCTTGGAAGGGCGTCAACGATCTCATGAGTCAGTCGACCGAGATGGGTCAGTCGCTCAAACAGATCGTCGAGCTTATCCTGCAGCCACTGATCAACGACTCGACTGCGGCCGCCCCCATCGTGAAGCGGTTTTTCCAGGGCGTGATCCTATCCGCGCAGGGCTTGTTGATCGCGGTGCTCGAGCTGCGGCTGTGGTTCAAAAAGACGTTCGGTGACAAGGCGGTGCTCGACGGCATCAACGGTCAGAGCGCGGCGGTGCGGTTCGGGAAGATTGCGCTCTGGGGCATGATCGCGGCGCTCGTAGTTGCGAGCGCCCTGGTGGTGGGACTCTCGATCAAGCTGACGATGATGCTCGTGCCGGCGCTCGGGCGCGGAACGTGGGCACTGATGAAATATTCGGCATCGGGACTAACCGGCGCGATCAAGGGCATGTGGCGCTTCGCTGCGAGCGCCTGGTCGATGGTGCCGGCAATGTGGGCGGCAATCGCGCCGCTGTTGCCTTTCATCATCGCCGCGCTCGCAGTCGGCTGGGCTGTCTACACGCTCATCGACCGGTGGGACGAACTGAAGCAAGCGTTCGCAGACGTCGACTGGGTGCAGGCCGGCAAAGACATCTTGATGGGCATCATCGAAGGCCTCGTGCCGGCGCCGCTGCTGGCTGCGATCAGGCTGCTGGGCGGCAGCGCACTTGAAGCGTTCAACACTGCGATCGGGAGTCACTCCCCCTCGAAGCTATTCGCAGTCGCAGGCCTATCGATTCCGCAGGGCGTAGAAGCTGGAATCAAAAAAGGCGCGCCCGGCGTACAGGCTGCGGCTGACGACGTCGTCGCACCACGCGTCGCGCCGGTTGGAGCGGGTGAGACCTCGTCGAGCTCCGCGAGTTCGGCGCCGCAGGTGAACACCTCAGCACCGATCACAATCGACGTCGGTGGGATACACGTGCACTCAGACGGCAAGCCCGAAGACGTCGCGAACGATGTCGAGCGCCGTGTTGAGGCGCTGTTCGAACGCATCGCGCTGCAGCTAGGCGCGCGCGTGGCAGGTGCCACATGAGCATGAACTTTTGGAATCCGATCGCTGAGCCGATCGATCGCTGTTTGATCGGTGGCGTGCTCAGCCCGGGCCTGTGCGACATCGTCGGCGCCGACACGCCGCGCAACTGGGACGAACGCCAGGGGCCCGGCTTGTCCGGTTCGATCGTCGTGTTTCGCGGTGTCATGCTCAGTCACTTTGGCATCAAGTTCCGCTTAGTAACACCCGAGCACTGGGTCGAGTGGGATGACTTTCTACCAATCGTCATCAAGCCGCCGTACGGCAAGCGACCCCGCGCGCTCGACATCGTTCACCCGCTGCTCGAGCCGCTCGGCATCCGCGCGATCGTGATCGAGAATGTGAGCGCGCCTGAGCAGACGAGTGACGGCGAGTGGACCGTCGAGCTCAAGGTGATTGAATACCGCCACCCGAAGTATGCGCTCGCGACACCAGACGGCGCCCAGCAGTCGCCTGCCGACCCGTACGAGGCCGAAGCCAAGGCGAACCGCGAGTACATCGCGAAGCTTGTTGCAAAGCTGGCGGCGCCATGACGACCGAGCAACAGGTTACGTGCAACGGCCAGCGCATCGTCGCGCTCACGCTCAACGTCGCGAACGTCGGGCCGTGGGTCGCTGAGCTCGACTTCGAAGTCGCACCGGACGTGTCCGGCAAGGTGACGATCAACATTGGCGCGCTCGCGCTCATCGGCACGGTGGTCCCGACACAGGCAGGCACGCATCTCGAGCAGCGGCGTGTTCGCGTGGTCGCGGGCGCAGGCGGCTGGGGTCGGTCGCTACCGCGCAAGAACTACCACAACGATGCGAAGATCAAAGCGCGCCTCGTCGCAGACGATGCCGCGCGTGAGGTCGGCGAAACGATTGGCGAGTTTGAACCTGAGGTCGAGCGCGTCGGTAGTGACTACGTGCGCAGCGTCGGCACGGCATCACGCGTGCTCGAGCACGTCATCGGCGAACGCGCCTGGTGGGTCGACTACGCAGGTCGCACGCATGTCGGCGTGCGACCGGCTGTGCCGCTCAGCGTCAAGACGGGCGACGTTCTCACATACGACCCGCGTAACCGCGCGCTCACGTTCGCACTCGACGATGTGTCACAAGTTCAGATCGGCTCGGTACTCTCGCAGCCCCCGCTCGAGAGCGCGCAGACGATTCGCGAGTACGACATTCGCATCGATGCTTCGAGTTCGCGCATTGTCGCGTGGTGCGGAGGCGGCGCGACGGAGCGCGGCCGGCTTGCGGGCCTGCTTCACGCGATCGCGCGCCGAGCTACGGACGGCATGCTCTTTGGCAAGTACCGCTATCGCGTCGTCGCGATGCGCGACGACGGCCGAGTGGATCTGCAGGCCATCCGCAAGGGCGCTGGGCTGCCGGACGTGCAACCGCTGTCGATGTGGCCTGGCGTCGCGGGCGTGCACGCCGAGCTCGCTGCGGGCGCGGAAGTGCTCGTCGAGTTCATTGAGGGCGACCCGGGCCAGCCGATCGTCACCCACTTCGTCGGGCAAGGTGGCGCTGGCTTCGCTCCAGTGTCGATCAGCTTCTGCGGCTCCGAGCAGGCAGCAGCTCGACAGGGCGACCTCGTGCAGTCGGGCGGCGTCGGCACGACGTGCGTGTTCCTGCCAGTGCCGCCACCCATCGGGCCAGCTGTCCCGCCGCCGACGATGATGCCCGGCGTCCCATATCTTGTCAGCTTCAGCTCGTCCGCGGCTGACCTGCCACTGCTCGCGAAGCCGCTGTACGGCGCAGTCGCGACAGGCTCGCCGAAGGTGCGCCTATGATCACGTGCCTCGGCGAGCTGTCACTGAGCGCCGCTGTGCCCCTGCTGGCAACGCTGAAGGCGGGTCTCGCCGCTTCCACTGCGATGTCGATTCCCACGCTGACTGCGCAGCTGACAGGACTGGGAAACGTGCTCGCCGCCATCACCGTGGCGCCGCCTTCCCTCGGGGCGACCATCGTCGCCGCGCTCGCGAACGTGGCGCAGCTTCAGCTCGCCATCGGCGGCCCCAGCGTGACGCTTCAGCTACCCGCGATCACGCTCAAGCTCGCCGAGCTCCAGGTCTCGCTGGGTCAGCTGACTGCGCTCGCAGCACTGGTCATCCCGGCCGGCGCGGTGACCGTGTACGTGTTCGAAGGCACCTCAGACGCACTCGGCGGCGAGCTCCACGCCGAAGTCGGAGCGACGCTCGCGGGGGCCCCACTCAGTTGCCACGCGCTCGTGTTCGTTGCGACCTCGCCCGCTGACTGGGCCGCGTGCGCGGGAGTCTTCGTCACATGAGCAACCTCACCTACGCCAACGCGGTCACGCGGCAGCTCGCGACACTCGCGCGCGTGAGTGACTTCGCGACCGAGCCGCTCGACTACGGCGTGGACGTGCACTGCCTCATGGACTGCCGCGACGACTTCAGCGAAGTCGACGAGCACTCACCCGAGGCGATCGTCGAGGCGCTGGTGCGGCGCTTCGTAACACCTCGCGGCGCGCTCGTCGACGCGCCGAACTACGGCCTCGACATTCGGGCGTACTGCAATCGCGGCGTGACCCTGACCGAGCTGCGCATGCTCAGCTCGCAGATGTCTGCTGAAGCACGCAAAGACGACCGCGTGGACAAGATGAGCGTGGTCATCTCAAGCCCGCTGTCGACTCAGCAGCTGAGCGTGAAACTCGTCATCACGCCTGCAAACCCTGAGCTCGCAACCTTCACGGCGACGTTCGCAGTCACCAGTGCGGGCGTACTGCTCGATACACTCAACATTACGAGCGCCGCTGCATGACGCCCATTTTCTCATTCAACGACCTGATCAATCCGACCACGCGCCAGGAGGTGCAGGCGAGCTTCTACGAGGTGTACGGGATCCTCGGCCTGAAGATCTCAAGCTGGAAAGAGGGTGCTGTCGTGCGCGCGTGGACGGTCGCCTCGTCGATCGCGCTGTCCGCGTACAGCGAGCTCCTCGCCGCAACCGCGCGCTCGGGCTTTCTCGAGTTCGCCGAAGGGCCGTGGCTCGACATCGTCGCGCACTACGTCTACGGGATCGACCGCATTCAGGCGACGTTCGCGACGGGCGTGCTGACGCTCGTCAACGGCGGCGGCGGCGAGTACGAGCTCGACGCCGAGGATCTCATCGTGCGCAACCCCGCCACGAACAAGACCTACCGCAATGAGACTGGGCTCGTGCTCGCCTCGTTCGCGACGAACACGGTTGCGATTCGTGCAACCGAGGCAGGCTCGGCCAGCTCCAGTGGTGCGCTCACGATCACAGAGCCGGTCACGACGCTGCTCGCTGTGACGTGCTCGAATGCACTCGCGCTGACAGGTCGCGACGCTGAGACCGATCCGCAGTTGCGCACGCGATGTAGCGAGACGCTCGGCGCGCTGTCGCCGTTCGGGCCGTGGGATGCGTACAGCGCTGCTGTTCGCAATGCGACACGCCCGGACGGCTCGACGCTCGGCATTACGCGCATTCGCCCCGTCAAAGATGGTTACGGCAACGTCACGGTGTACTGCGCGAGCGCGACCGGCGCGATCGAGGGCGACTCCGAAGACCCAGAGACCGATCTCGGCATCGCGAACGAAGCAGTGCAGCGTGCCGCAGCTCCGCTCGCGGTCACTGCGGACACAGTCAGTGCGATGGCCCTGAGCGTTGCGGTCACGTACGAAGTGTGGATGTACAGCACGAGTGGGCGCACCGACCAGCAGATCAAAGACGAGATCGAGTTACGCCTGGCGGCGTTCATGATCGGGCAGCCTATTGGCGGCAACCGCATCGCGGGTGGTGGCGCCGGGAAGGTGTACGTCGATGCGATTCGCAGCGTCATCGCGTCGAGCTGGCCGCAGATCTTTCACGTGGTTGTGACGACGCCGGCCACGGATGTCGAATGCAGCGCGTACGACGTGCCGGTCAGCGCCGCTGTGAACGCGACTGCGATTCACCAAATCGCGCCTGCAGACGGAGTCAGCGCATGACGGCGCTCGAGCCAGCCGAGACATTTCGCGATCGGTTGCGCAAGCGTGTTGCGCCGTGGCTTCAGCGCGGCAATAACGAGAAGCTGCTGTACACACTCGGCGTGCATCTCGACGCGTTCGGCGACGCCTTGATTGCGGCGGTCAAGCTGCGCTTCCCTGGTCTGTACTCATCCGAATCGATCCCGTACATCGGACGAGAGCGCCGCATCCCGCGAGGGCTCTCCGAGGGCGATGCGGCGTACGTCGAGCGACTGCGGCGCTGGCGCATCGATCACCGTCGACGCGGTGGACCGTACGCAATGCTCGCGCAGCTGTGGACGCACTACGCACCTAACAACTTCCCGATCGACCTCGTGTACTACTCGGGTCGACGCTTTCTGATGGACGTCGCCGGCAACGTCGAGCGCACCACGGTCGCCTGGTGGCCTGACTCGAACGCTGCGAAGTGGGCGCGCTGGTGGCTGTTCTATCAGACCGACCAGTGGGTGTCAGACGAGCCAACCGCGGCCGAGCGCGAAGACTTGCTACTCATCCCGCGGCAGTGGAACGCAGCGCACCCACTCGGGTCGATCGTCCTATACTCGAGCGGCTCTGAGCTGTGGAACTACCCGCCCGGGCACGAGTGGAACGAAGGCGGCGTGTGGAACACGGCGGGCGTGGTGCGCTTTCTCAACGTCGACGACGAGGTCTGATTGCATGTCTCATGATCTGACAGACGCGGATGACTTCTCGCCGGTGCCGGTGCCAGACGGCACTGACTCGCGCAATGACGCCGCGAACAAAGTCGAAGCGCTCGGTCAGTCGCTTGCGAATCGCACGTATTACTTGCTGCTGCGCCTCGCCGAGCTCGGACTCAACATCGCGCGCACGAACCTCGCCAACGTTTTCACTGAGCCGCAGACGATTCCCAACATCGCAGGCAGCACGATCGTCGAAGCCGATTTGACGGTCAACGGCGAGACGCGCGTGCCGTGGATCAAGGATGCAGTCGAGATTGCAGGCAGTCTCGACGTGACCGGTGACATCAGCGCGCACGATGACATCATCGCGCAGGACGAGTTTCAATACTGGCGCGACCCGTGGCCGACTCGCACGGTGTTGATCCCGCTGCTGAGCTGCTTCGGCGAAGGCACGCTCGACATGAGCGGCGGCGGTGCTGTCGCGAGAGTCACCCTCGGCGCCGGCAAGGTTCATCTGTGGCCGATCAAACTTCCGAACGGGGCAAAGTTTCTCAGCGTGCAGGCGCTCGTCGCGAAGTCGGGTGGTAACGCGATGACGATGAAAGTCATTCGCAAACAGAACGGCGACTGGAGTCCGACGCCGTCGTCGATGCCCGGCAGCTTTGATCGCGGCTCGCCGCATGCTGTCACGGGTTCAGGCCTCAAGATGCTCGACGTCACGCTGCCAGTGAACGAGACGATCGATAACGAAGATATCGAGTGGTTCGTGTACATCACGAGCACTGATGGACTCGACGATGTGTACGCGCTTCGCATGACGTTCCTCGATCCCGGCCCGCGCAATCACTGAGAGCACATCGCATGAGCCTTCTCGACAATCTATTCAAGCAGCAAGTCATTGTCGGTGGCGACGCCGGGCCGCTGCAGATCGCGACCTTCAATGGCTTCACGAACGGCGCTCCGTTCGTGTCGTGGACGATTGACGGCCCCGACATCTTTGCCGCTGATGTGGTGCGCATCGACACGACTTCGGAGCCGGGTACGGTCTTTCTCAAGCTCGTGGGCATGAATACGCAAGACGAGATGAAGCAGCGTAAGATCCTCGTCAACGTCGGGCCGATGCCGATCGTGATTGCCCACCTCGCTGGTTCGGATTCTAACGGCTGGTTCGTGCTCGCGGACGACGCCGGCTTCGAGATGTGGCCAGACGTCTGCGTCGAAGCAGTGTGGCTGCCGCTGATGGGTGATTCGCCAGCTGGTTGGCGCTTGCTCGGCATACTGAGTTGAGAGCGGAGGGTCTATGACAGCAGTGCTAAGCGTCGCGTACATTCAGTCGCTCGGTGTGTGTTGGACGCCCGCACAGCTCGCGGAAGCAGCGCTCAGCTGGCCGTCGCCGACGCCAAGCTGGTCGTGGTTTCTCGGAGAGCGATTGCCGCTTCTGACGCGCAGCGCTGCGTTGCTGCGCGTGCAAGTCGCACTCGCACACGTCGTGGTGCAGCAGATGGCTGCGCCGAAGTCGCCTCGTGAAGTGCTCAACTTCTGCCGCACATGCACTGACCTGAAGTTCGCTACTCTGTGTCAAGCGTTCGGCGCGTGGCTCGACACCCCTGATGCATCGACGCTCGCTACATTCGCCGGCACGTTGGTTTGAGAGAAGGCACAGTCGGAGGATCGAATGTTAATAATGAATGAGCAGGGTGGCCCGTACTTCGCGAACGTCGACGCGACGATGCCGTATGCGGGCCGCTGGTTCGTCTGCGACGGCGGTCCGGCAGTGCTGACGCTCAGCACCGAGATCGTCGTCAGCGGTGTCGTCACCGGCCAACTGCTCGGCGAGTTCACTGCAGATCCCGAACAGCTGAAAGCGATCGCGCGTCTCACGATGCCTGACGGGTGCCTGCATACAGCCATGACGCAAGTCACATGGACGTCGCCCGGACAGCTAATCCAGCTCACTGCGGCGCCGTCCGGCGCGTTCGGGCTGACGTTCGCATTTCCTGTTGCCGGATCGATGCGCTTTCGCTGGGTGCCGACGACAGTCACTGCAGGTGCAAGGCTGACGATACACACGCAGCTCAGTGTCGAGGGCTGATGCCGACACCGCAGATATCCCCGAGCATCTCGCGACCGATGTCAGCGACGACAGCGCTCGGCGGCGCGACTGGTGCCGCGTACATTCCACCGCTCAGCGGTGGGCTGCGACCGCTCGCGCTGTGGGACGCACGACATGGCATCACGCTGACGAGTGGCGCAGTGTCGAAGTGGACAGACATCATTCGCAAGCTGCCGCTCACTGACAACGGCACGACGACGCGACCACTGCATGTAGTTGACTACGAACACTTCGGCGGCAAGAAAGTCGTGCAGTTCGACGGCGTCAACGACACGCTGCAGAACTTAGCTATCTCGCCTGCGCTCATACCAGCGGGTACGCGCCCGCACTGGTTTGCTGTGCTTCGATACCGCGGCGCGAGCGGTACTGTGTTTAGTTGCATGGACGCAGTCGTAAACGCATATACGGGAGTCCAACGCACAAACAGTCTGCTGACCTCCAACACCAATGCATACATTGCAACGGGCTCCGATCCGCTCGCTAACGTTCATGTGGTCGAAGACTTCATTTCCGCCGCGACGGGTGTCGCGACACTTGGAATGGATGGTGTGGACGCCACCGCCGGAACCGGGCTCGTCCTGTCACAGCCCATCACGAGAGTGTGGCTCGGCAACTGGACTCTGACTTCGTTCGGCGCAGTGTCAATCGCAGCTATCGGCTGCTACGCGGCTGAGCTGACGGCGCAGCAGCGAATCGATTTGCGTGCACACTACGCGATTGCATATCCGGCGAGCGTCTCGACGTTAGCTCCACCACCGATCGGCGCCACACCGCTCGTGCTGTGGGATGCGCGAGCTGGCGTCGAGACGGTCGGCAGCGTCGTGTCGAGTTGGGTCGACACTGTTCGTGGCTTGCCGCTGTATGACAACGGGTCGACGACGCGACCGGCGTACGGGCCGGACTACAACTATTTCGGTGGGCAAAGCGTCGTGCAGTTCGACGGCGTCAACGACACGCTGCAAGCAGTGAACTTCGCGCCCGTGTTTGCTGCGAGCGCGCGCCCGCATTTTTTCGTCGTGTTTCGCTACCGCGGCGCTCTCGGCCACCTGTTTAGCGCGCTCGACAACCCTGTCGCGTACGCTGTGCCACGGATGTATCGGACGGCTGGCCTCCTTCTGGAAGCAAGCGGCGCGGGCGCGGCCACGAACGTAGGTGATCCGTTCGCTGCTGAGCACGTGCTGGAATACTTCATCACAGCTGCGGGCACCGTCAAACACGCGCTAGACGGTGTGGACGTGACCGGCGGCTCGAGCGCATCGATGCTCGGCGCCTTTCAGACGCTGTATCTCGGCAACGATCGCGGACAAGCAGGATCGTTCGGCGCAGTGTCGATCGCAGCTATCGGCTGCTATGCAGCTGAGCTGACAGCGCAGCAGCGAATCGATCTGCGCGCTTACTACGCTGCTGCGTTCCCGGCGCCTGCACTGAACCCGTCCGACTTTCTCACGAACCTACTCGTGTGGGTCGACCCAGCGTTCGTCACGACCAGTCTCGGCAAAGTTTCCGCGCTCACCAACCGCGGCAATCAAGGCGGCGTGCTCACACAGGCAACTGCTGGATTGCGCGCGACGGTAAACGTTGCGGACGCAAGCTTCGCAAACAAGTCGACACTCAGCATCGACAACTGTTCGTATCCGCTTCCCACACCGGGATCGTATCCGGGCATGGAATGCTTTGTCGTCGGCGTGCACGCAAGCGATCCACCCGCAACGGGCGGTGGTGGGTTTCAACGTCAGGGAAGCGACGGGGCGAATCCGGGAATGTTGCCGGCCGGTGATGCAGGGCGACTGGTGCATGGCGAGTTCGCAACAACGGCGCGCAAGTCGTCGCTTGGCCCATTCGCAGTAGACTTTGCACTGCCGTGGCTGCTCGACATGTGGTCGGCGCCGAGTGACTGGGGGCTCAGACACAATCGCGTGACCCTGTACACGACTGGAGCTAACGGCGTCGGAGCACTGACCGGCGGAACCATTCTCAGCGACAACCGGGGCGGCGCGTACTACTTCGTCGGCAAGTGGGCTGCGTACATTCTCTGCGGCGCGAAGCAGACGCCCGCGCAACGTGCACAACTGGAGGCGTGGGTCCTCGCGACCTACGGAGTGTAGAGATGACACCACAGCTATACATTGAACTCGACACCGAAGCGGAGCTACTGCGCTGGGAGGAGTGGGCGTGTCGCTGCTATGCAGCAGACAACTCCGCACCGTTCCCGATCCCTGACGACCCGCCGAGCACTGGTCTGACGTATCTGTACTTGCAGGGTCTTCGCAAAGCAAACGACGCAGGCGGCGTTGTGCGTCTGGACGACGAGCTGATGCGCTTCGCAACGACAAGCGAAGTCACGATGACAGACGAAAGCACGTACTCGTTTGATCTCGCGGCGAACGCGAAGACACACGACCAGCTGAGCGCCGAGGCTCAAGCACTGTACCCCGAATGACTATCAGCCCGAGCGAGTTTCACACGCCAACGCGCAGCAACGCGGCAGTGAAGCTCGCTCGGGATCTCGCAGCGATACGTCGCGAGTTGAGACTGCAAACCTATGCACTCGTCGTCGTCGGCGTGCTCGTCGTGCTGCTCGCAGTCATGATCAGGCTGAGGTGAATGACTATGAGTGAGAAGGCTCAACTCGCACTGATACAGCTCGTCGGGTTTCTCGCCGTGCTAATCGGTGCTGCGCTCGCGCTCGCTGTGTACCTGTACGTGCCCGCGCTCGCAGCACTCGGAATCCCAATCACAACTGCAGTCGGCTGGTACGTCGGCAAGCTCGTCGGGGCGCCGCTGAACCTCGTCACGATGAAAGCGGTGGACGCGCTGCCACCTGCTGAGACTGCCGAGCTCGTGACACGCATCGCAACCAGCTCGCCACCCGCGAAGATGGTCCAAGTGCTGCAGTCGCTCGCGCCGGCTGCGCGTCAGCAGATACAGATCATTCTCGACGACGAAGCGGCGAGCATGCGTCCACCCCCGCTCACCGGTTTAGGAGAGCCGCCCAATGAGAGTTAGATCGATTCCGCCACCCGGCGAGCCGCGCATCGTCGCAGTCGCCGAATACAAGCTCAGACATCAGCCGGCGTCGCTGCGCAACTACTCGCGGCTCGTGCGTCGTCCGACACACATCGTGCTGCACTGCACGGACGGTTGCGAAGGCACGACGAAGGACACCGACGTCGCGACGATGTTTCAGGACCCGCACTTGGCCAAGAAACGCTCGTGCGGGTATGTCGTCGACACTGATAGCGCGACCTGTTGCGTCGCCGATCATCACATCGCATACCACTGCGGTGTGCAGGGCAACATGCGAGGCATCGGCATCGAGCTATGCGGTCGCGCCGCGCAGACACGCGCCGAGTGGCTCGACGCGTTGAGCTTGCCCATGCTCTGCATCGCGGCGCGCCTCGTCGCGGACAAGTGCCTCGAGTGGAACATCGAGCCGCGCATCTGTACCGCGAGCGGCCTCGTCTCGGGCGAACGCGGTATCACCACGCACGCGTGGGTCAGCGAGGCGTGGAAAGAAACGAACCACTACGACCCTGGTCTGCACTTCCCGCTCGTGTCATTCGTCCGTGCGGTTGCTGAGGCTGTGGAGCTCGCAGGCACACCCACGTGAGTGTCCTCGGCTACATTCTGGACGAGCTGCTGAGCGCGCTACAGCGCAACTCCGTTGATGGGCCGCCGCCTGAGCATTGGTACCCGCCTGCGAAAGTGCGCGCACAGCTCGCACTCGCGAAGCACAAATGCATGTACTGCGGCGTCGTCGACTCGAAGCATCGTCGCGTGACGAAGCCGCCGTGCACGGGGCGCGCATGACGACGCGCATGGCATGGCTCGTGCTCGCGCTGAGCGCGTGCGGCTACCCCGAGAGCGCAGTGCAGTCGCAGCGCAACCAGATCGCGAAGCTGCAATCAGCGCTCGTCGATGTCTCGCTCGCGGCCGCGACCTACGAGTCGACTATTGCGAAGCTTACCGCGGACAACGATGCGCTGCGGCTGCGCTGCGTGTCGCTTCTGCCGGTAGCACCGCCGTGAGCCCCTGGAGAGCGAGAGCGCACCACCGGCGGCGTCGCGACGAGCAGCTCCTACTCGTCACACTGGCTCTGCTCGCTATCGCGGCTGCGCTCATCGCGCTCACGCACTGACAGTCAGATCGCTTTGCGGTCTGCCATCTTGACCAAGCGCATGCGGTGACTCGTCTCGGCTGGGATCACGACGCCGGGTCGCGGCCTGAGTTTATTGCACTTGAAGGGGCGGTAATCGACGACGTGCTGCCAGCGGTTCCACCGGCGCGCGATCGTGGTCACATCGGGATGCTGACGCTGTAGCGACTGCGCCATCTCGAGTCGCCCGTCACCCTGATACAGCACGTCGGTGTTTCCGCCCTTCATCTTCATCGTCGCAATCTTCTGGCACAGAAACGCCATGAACAGGATGGTGCACCAGCCGTCCTTGAGCACGCGCAGAGACAGATCGGTGTCCTCGTTGTAGCGACCGCGCCAGCGGTGCGGCAGATCGTTCTTGATCAGGATGCACGAGTAGATCCGGGTGTTGAAGCGCATCGCGGGCCACGTGGTGCGCGTTGTCGGCGTGAACATGACGTACTCGAAGCCCGCGAGCGCGACGTTCTCGTACCGGTCGACGAAGCCCTCTGCGGCTTTGAAGATCGTGCCGTCGCAGACGGGGTGACGCCGACCGCGATGCAGTCGCCGAAACTCGCGGATGTTGTCGTCGAGTATCCAGTGCCGCGCTGCGCCGGTGCTCACTGCGTGCTCCCACACCCAGTTGCGTGCGGGGATGCTCCCCTGGCCGAGGTTCGAAAACGGCAGCACGAGCAGCTTCGCCGGATCGATCACCGCCGCGTACTGCTCGTGCTCCTGCGGCTCGATCACGACGTGATGCGGCACGCCCATGCGCGTGAGGGCTTTCGTTGTGAGGCGGCTCTCCCAGCGCCCTTTCGAGATCACATAGATCGGGTAGTCAGGATTCATCGTCGTCGTCCTCGCTCCACTGCTCGGCGCTCTCAGCGAAGCGCTCGTGCGGCGGGAACCAGATCGAGACGGTCTCCTTCGTCACGGGCTGCTGAACTAGCGCTGCGAACTGCGCCATGCCCTCGTCGGTGTCGAAGCGCACCACGACCTGGCCGCATGACTTCGGGCTGCCGTCGAACTCGGGCATGCCTGTCCACTCGGTAGCGGCGACGTCCGGGATGTTGAGATCGGGCATGCCCCAGTCGTTCAGCTCGGCGGGGTTGAACTCCTGAAGCAGCATCTCGAGGTCGAACTCACCCGCAGCACCTTTGTGCAGATAGATCGTGAGCTTCTCGCGCTCCTTCTCCGAGAGCTCGCGCGAGCAGACGCGCGCCTCCACCGCGTAGTCGAGGCCGTGCTTCTCAGCGAGCACCTTCAGCCGCTGGTGGCCGTTGTACACCTCGCGGTTCGGGCCGATCGCGAGCACCTCCACCTGACCGAACTCCTCGAAGGAGTCGAGCAGGCGCGCTGACTGCTGCGCGTTGATCTTGCGCGGGTTACGAGACCACGGCAGCAGGTCTCGCAGCTGTACCGTTTGCGTCGCCCACGACGGCGCGCCTGTCGCCTCCGCCGCGGGCTGGGCGGGCACAGCAGCTATCGGCGGCACAGCCTCCACCACCGGCGAGCGCTGTCGTGCGGGTGCGCGCTGCGCGACGGGCGGCGCTTTCTTCTGAGCCTTTTTCTTCGCTACCGCTGCTTTGCCAGCCATCCGGGGGTTCCTTGCTCGAGCACGGTCTGCACGGCGGCCACCAGCCTAGCTGTAGAAAGCGCACTTGACACGTACGAAAGTGAGGCAACCACATTGACGCATGGGCTGGCGGGCCGCATAGTAAATACATGAGCAACACGGTGGACGAAGAGAGTGGAATGCGACCCAAACAGTGCGACATCTGCGAGTGCAGCCTCCTCGGGCGGGCTTACGTGGACGGGGTCACCCTGCTGGGCCCCTGGGCGAACATGTGCCTCGAGTGCCATCGCACCTGCGGATGCGGGCTTGGCACGGGCTTCGGTCAGCGGTACGAACCCGCGCTCGAGTTTGCCCCTGCCGCCCGGCGAGCGAAGCAGATCGCCCAGAAGGGCCGCCGCGTCTCAAAGAAGCGCGCCTCGCCCTGAATCCGGTTTTTCTCCTGGCGCACGACTCGAAAGGGTCGTGCGCGCTTCTGCGTCTGAGAGAGGTGCCCCGCATGCCACGCCCCGCCTACCGCTGTGACGACTGCTTCGAGACCGCAGCACGCTGCGCGGTGTGCCGTGAGCGGCGCGCGGACGCTGTGCGCGTCGCGCGAGCTCGCAAGCGGGCCGCTGGCCTCTGCATCGAGTGCGGCGCTCCAGCGCTCGCAGGCATGTCACGCTGCGAGGCACACCGCGTCGCGAACAACACACGCTCCGCCGACGCACACCGCGAGGCGCGCCGCACGCGGGCTAGCTAAAGATCGCACCTGGATCGGCCGTATTAGAAGCATGAGCAAGCTGTTTTCGAATTCCACGCCCGCCACGGTAACGAACGTCGCCCCTGGGCTCCTGATGTTGTGCCTACTCGCGCTCGCCGGCTGCGCTGCAGACGCCACGGGCGACGAGCTCGACCCGGGCGATGAGACGCAGCTGCTCGAGGACGCGGGCGCTGGCGACTCTGCAGTGAGCTTTGCCGACGCCGACCCGCCGCCGCTGTACGAGCAGGCCGCTGGCCGCGCTGCGCCCGTACCGGTTCCCGTGCCCGTCGTGGATGCCGGCTCGACGCCGCTCGTCGACGCCGATGGTGGTGCTGCGGGTGCGCCTGCGGTCGAAGCCGACGCGGGGACTGGTTCTGCTGGTTCTGGCGCCGCTGGCAGTGCGGGGACCACCGCGGGCACGGCTGGCGGCGCGGGTGCCTCGGGTAGCGCGGCCGGCGCCGGTGGTGCGCTCCCGGTCGAGCCTCCGCCGAGCTCGCCCACCAGCTGTCGGTTCCCGGTGTCCGAAGTCATCCTGACGTGTGCGAATCAGCAGGTGTACGGCTGGCTACTCCGCTGGTCGGTGAGCGAGTCGACAACGGTGACCTGCCTCGACACCGGGTACCCACAGTGCGTGCGCGGCGCCCGTTGCACCGCGATGAAGTCGAACGGCACGGTCGAAGTCGGCGCCTGTCAGTGAAGCGCGAGACGCAGGGCGCGATCGTCGTCGTCGTCGTCGTGCACGTCAGTATTCCTCTGGCAGTAGCAGCGTGGTCGAGCTGCGGTCCGCCTCGGTGATGATCCACAGCGTGTTATCGCCGTGGCCCTCGCTCGGCTTCGACTCATCGATCGGGTACGCGCTGAGCACTCTGCAACCGTCGACAAGGCTGCGGTCATTTTCGGCGCGATCTTCAGCGCAACACACGCCCCAGTCGCCCGCGGCGTGACGCATCAAGCAGCGGCTGAGCAGCTCGCCGTCGAGCGCAGACGCGCCGGGTGTCGCGACGACCTGCCCGAGCTCGAATCGAGCAGTCGCGCCCGCGCGTTCCATGCACGAGTGACAGACGCGATGCGGCGAGCCGCGCGACACGACGTCGTACATCGCTTTGATCTCCTCGAGCGTTTCAGCGCCGCGCGTCGTGCGCTCGTACGCGCCTAGTGCGAATGCAACCGCTTGCAGTCGACACACGTCTGAGTCTTCGTCACCCGGCGGCAGCCCGAGCTGCGTTATGCGTGCACGCAGCTCGGGACCGCGCAACGTGCGCGCATCTGCGTACGCTGCCGCGACGTGCCCTTGCAGCTCGCCGCGCATCGCCCGCTGCTGCTCGTCGACGGCTTCGTCGATGCGGTCGATGATTGTATCGTGATCGAGTTCGGTCATCGTTTCACCACCGTGTGGCCATTGCGTCGGGCCCAATCGCCGGCAGGCCACATCACCTCAGCAAACGTTTTTTCGCTCGGCACCGGCTTGGTGCTGTACAGACACTCGCCCTTCGCGGTCACCACGTGCGCGACCAGGGTGTCATTTGCGCGGTCGATCTCGACCGTGATCCGCACGACCGTCATGGCTCGTTGTCGCTCGGTAGCTTCACAAGCGAGGGCCGCGAGCGCTGCACGATGCCTTCGCGTTGGAGCTCGCTCATCACTGCCGCGGTGACCGACTTCGCGATCGCGGGCGTCATGGCTCGGACGAGCTCGGCGAGCACCCGGCCCGGCAGCTCGACCCGTAGCTCGTGCTCCAATCTGCGGACGTGATCCTGGAGCTCGGCGACCTGGGCTTCTGCCCGCGATTTGCCATTCGCACCCGGCAGCACGGGGCTGGAGCTGATCGCGTCACTGGTATTTGTTGAGTTTTTAGGCATATCGGCTACTTGTGAGTGTAGCACAAAATCTTGCGAGAACTTTGGTTTTGCCAATGATTGCGCATGCTTAGCGATCAGCGTGGCAGGACCGTGGCAACTGGTCAGCTCTCCGCCGGTTGGGGAGGCGGGCCCCGTCACGGTTGCACGCAGCTCGGGGATGGCTTGATCGAGCGGCACGAAGTCACGGTTGAGTAGGTCGAGCTGCTCGTACGTGTCTGCTGCGCGCTGGTACGTCTTCAGCATGCGCGAGTCGACGTGCGCGGTGTGCTCCTGCACCTTCGAGGGCGTCCAGCCGATGGCAAGCTTGATGGTGATGAACGCCCCGCGGTAGTCGTACGCGACCACGTGGCGGCGCTGAGCGGTCGCCTCGAGGAGCTCCGGCCGGCGCTCGAGCACACCCGCGAGTCCGAGGTGTTCGCGGAACCGCTCGGCGAGATCCTCGAGCGGGATCGGGCCGCCGTCGTCGTCGATGAACAGTAGGTCACTTCGCTTCGCGTTCGGCCGGTAGCGGGCCAGGTACGCGCGCACCGCTTCGCGCGTCCCCGGCGTCATCGCGAACATGATGCGTGCGTCGGTCTTGGTGTCGTCGCAGCGCACCGCGTTCTTGTCCAGGTTCACGTGCTCGATGCGCAGCGCTACGACGTTGTGCGGGCGCATCCCTTCGTGACCGAAGAACCCCCAGAACACCCGCCAGTGAACGGACACCGCGTCGCAGGCGAGCAGCTCCGCATCATCGTCGGGGTAGATCATCGCCTTGGCTTTCCTCGCCGCGGGCGCAGGCACCCAGCCCGTCGGCAGCGGTGACTTCTCGATGTACTTGCACGGGTAGACGGCGATGTTCATCAGCGCGCGGAAGCGTGCGAGCACATTGCGAGCTGAGTCGTGCTCGAGGCCGGACGCAGACAGGTTCTTTTTTACGCGGTCGGCGACCTCGAGCGCAACCTGGTCGAGCGGCACCTCCCCGATCAACGGGTACACCCACTTGCTCAGGAGATCGTCGGTGTGCTGCGCGGTGCGGTCGCTCATGATGCGCCTGACGAAATCAACCCTGTGCAGCTTGTACAGCGTGCCGTTGGTCCACTGCGTGCCGAGCTGTCTCACAGTCAGAGCGGTCGACGGCGGGCGCCAGCCGCCAATCAGCTTGTCGACGAACGCGCACGCGACGTTGAGCGTCTGCTCTCCGTGTGCCGCAGCAACCGCACTCAG